GTACGTTCCAAGATAGCCAAAGTAGTTCCGACAGGTGCGGCTGCCGACATGTCTGATACTTGTAAGTCTGCGGTATTTGCAAAACGTCTTCCTTCCTCTACGATATTTCCAAGCAAAGTTAATAATGTCTGGCTTGGTTCTTTGTACGGCAACGGCATGATGTTATCTTTCATCGCCCCGCTTGGTACGTCTACGTCACGGAATTCTCCGGGTGCTATCGGTGTGTCATCGCCTTTAACCCGCAATCCACGGGTTTTGAAACCACCGGGAAGATTAGAGAGTGAACCTGCGTCAACGAGTTGTCGGATGATAGAAGTGCCAGATTTAGCATATGCTCCGATAAGGTGGATGAGTCCAAAGCAGTAAAAGCCAAAACCGGGTATATAGCCATAATGCACAAAGTGCTTACGTTTTTGATGTTTTTCATCGCCTTCCTTCCAGTTCCTACGAATACTTAATACACTACCCGTACTTTTTTCAATCGTTACTACATACGGTAGTCCAATCCCCGTCTCTTCGCCATCTTCATCTCGATGCTCATAACCTACTAAATCTAAGTTTGTTTGCATTTCAATGATTTTAAATCGATCATCGGTTGTCGCTCTAAAGCCTAACTTCTCCGCAATTTTCTTTTCTACTTCATCTAATGAAGATTGTGGTGTTCCTAAATCTATATCACGATAGAATCCAGATACTTGTAATTTTCTGAGTTCATTTTCAGTGCGTCTCATGACATGACTCACGCGCTCCGCAGATTCTAAATCCGATGCTCCATATGGAACCACCAAATCTTCGGCCGGAACATACATCGATACCTGACGTCCAAGACTTTCATCTTCGTATACTTTTTTAAACGCATTCCCCGCAAGTCCTAATCCCCACAACATTCTTTCTGTTTCAGGACGGTACTCTGTCATGACTTCCGTCATTTCGTAGTTCATATCATCTTGAACACGTTCGGCCGCTTCTTTTACTTCGGGGGTTTCCTTACCTAATATATGTGTCTTACACGGACCTTGCGCCGGAAATATAGACATCATGGTTTCGGATTGAAACTTGACTAACGCTTCTGCAAGGAGTGGATGGTAGACTCCACAAGCACCTTCCCACGGTTCAGATCGTTCTTCGATTTTAAGGCCCAAGAGTTCTAAACCATCCACATACGTTTGAATCCAATCTTTTCTTGAAGCAACGTCTTCGTCAAATTGAGACAACAAGTCGCTTGATATTTCCTGTAGGACGGAATCATCTAAATATTCAGCAAGATTATCACCAAAACCCTCTTCGTCTTGCATTAAACTGATTTCCATGTCCCCCATGTCGATGTTCACCTCTTCAGGGTCAACAATCTCTATCTCTAAGGGGGATTCTTTTTCGGCTAACGCTTCAATTCCTTCGGGAGCCTGATATAGTGCCTTATCTATCGCCATATTCTATCCTTAATAATATGCTGCTTTTTTCTTGGGGACGTAATCATCCCACTCGTCTGATTGTAACCTGATAAAGCCACCCCTTCTGAATCTAATTAATGCTTGTGTTGAGGAGTCAACTAAGTCATCATGATCTCCAGATGGGAATGCCGCCATCTCTTCAATAACTTCTTCCGCCCATCTTGTAGACGGCGCCCAAACTTTCCCGCTGGAAAATAAATCCGATACACTATTAATACGAACAATCTTATCATTACCCCTAGTTGGTGTAAACTCTTGCACCGGGATACCCATGGATCGTAATTCATAGATTAATGGCGCGCCAGAAGCCTTCGCCTCCACAATAAACGCATCAGGTTGATATTCTTTATAGTGTTTCAACGCAATTTCCTTTAATTCTGGAAATTCCATTCGTTTTTTAAACGCATCCAACAAAATAATATGGGGATCATTCTCATTTTCATCTTTATAAAAGACTCCCCATGTCGTACATGCTGAATAGTCGCTTCTTTCGTTCTTTGTAAACGCTGTATCCCAACTTTGAATGATAAATTCACATCTTGGCGGTGAATCTGCGGTCCATTCTTGCCACCATTCCCGTTTAATAATCGCCCCTTCCTCAGAAGTTGGCTGTTGTTGGTACTGTGCTTGCCATTTTGACAACGGAAGTTCGGTTCTTAGGGCATCTAACTCCTCATAACTCCAAAATTCAGGCCATAATGGCTTATTATTCGGCAAAATAGCAGGAAAATCGATGACTTCCCACTCATCACCGTCTCTTTCTATCGCCGCTTTTAGGATTTTCCCCGTTAAATCTCGTTTCGCCCATCGTGTCATGACGATAACTATCGATCCGCCCGGCTGTAAACGCTGTCTTGGACCCGATGTATACCATTCATACACCTTATCAAAGACACTTGGATCACTAGAAGCTAATGCTGCTTCTTGTTCCGAGTGAGGATCGTCAATAATGAGCAAATCAGCTCCTTTACCAGTAACGGTACCACCAACACCAATAGCAAAATACTCGCCATTAGCGTTAGTGCTCCAACGCCCAGCAGCTTTACTGTCTGACCTAAGACTGACGTTTGTAAATATTTTTCCATATTGTTCACTATCAACTAAGTTCCTCACTTTTCTTCCAAAACCCACCGCAAGTTCAGCGGTATTCGAAGTCTGAATAATCTTCTTATCCGGATACTTCCCCAAAAACCAAGCCGGTAACAAATAACTCGCAAACTCCGACTTTGTATGTCGCGGTGGCATATTAATAATCAACCTCTTTAACTTGCCTTGCGCAATCTCCTCAAACTTCTTTGCCATCACCTTATGATGTCTGCCATCTATAAAACCCGGCCACATCTGTTTTACAAACGGTAAAAATGATTTTTGTCCATTCTCACGATTCTCAACTTCTATCAACTCAGCAGCCGTCTTTAATATTTCCGCTCTTTCTATTTCTGGAAGTTTCGCAAGAATGTCTTCAAGCCTCATACTGCATCCTTATACCCTTCGGACGAACAGTGCGCGCTTTATCCGGCAACTTCTTACAATGACCTAACTCACAAAGCCTCTTCATAATACGATGAATATTACCACGACCTTTCGCCCCCGTCATATACATCACCTCATCTATAGACGGCCCGTAACCATACGTCTTCCAAAACTCATCAATAATCATATACACTTCTTTTTGCCTCGGTGTCATTTTTCCCTCAACGTTTTCTCTGCTTTTATCTGCGCACTCGCAATCCATCCCTGAGCGATCAAGCCCGCTAATTCCCATCGATGAAGAAATTCTTGCATAAACTCTACATTCTTATCTACCTTAAACCTAAGCATCCTATTCCTAAACTCTCTATCTTCCATATATACCCCCCTACCCTTTTTTATCCAATTTTCCTATGGGGGGTGTTTCCAAAACTTCACTTTCTCCCTCCTCAGAATTTTCTTCTACCCCCTCCCCCCAACTGCAAGCGTTTGCAGTTGCGTCTTTTTCTCCTTCTAAATCAACACTTTGTAAAATTAATTTATTATTTTCGGAAGTATTTTCGGTTGATTGATTGAGTGATCGATTGTGTGATCGATTGAGTGGAATAGTATGTGAACCGCTCCCCTCCTCAACGCGTCCATCTTCGGGGGTGTGGCTATCGTGGGTTGTGAATTGGCCACTTTCAATAGGGGATACCCCGTTTAATTCTGCTAGCAGACTATCTCCTGATTGATTGTAATCTATCGTTATATTATTTTTAGATATAGCATTCTTAATCTGTTCTATGAGTTTGGCCTTAACATCTATCGTATTATTGATAGTAGTTATTTCCTTGCGATCAACGAACAGTCCAACATCATACGATTGGCCTAATAACTTGAGCGCATTTATCCGCGCATTGGCTGGATTCTCTTCATTTAACGCGTGTAGGGTTAATTGATGCATTATGAAGGCCTTTAATTGATCCCCTCTTTGATATTCCCTCGCCAATAATGCCACCTTGAACGCTTCCACTTCCATGCTGATTACAGGCTTACTCGCTAACTTACTAGCATCATTTCCGACAACTTTAGGACTTGCCTTCGTATTGTAGTTATCGCGGTAGGCTTGGGCTTTAGGTTTACCTAATGCCACATCCTTAATGAATCCTAATTGTTTTTTGGTTAGAGATCTTTTCTTACCCTCTCCCCCGATAATAGATTCTATTGGTATTTGTTTTAGTCCCTCTCGTATTTGGGATCTATTTAACTTGATCTTATTCACGGGCATTTTACTTTTATCCATCATCTCAGGCCTTCAAAAATAGGGTATATATTGAGAATATTCTATCACTAACTATCTACTGTATGCAATAACAGTCTACTGTATATAAAACCATGAGGGAAAGCGATAAGTAAATATTTATGAAAATAAACAATAAAACCCTTGACACCCTTATTTTATGTGATTATGATTAACACATGAATTGGTAGTTTAGTAATACATTGTAGTTATCTTAATCTTATATATAAAGGGTTTAATCATGAATACATTTAAAGTTATTAGCGTGTGGGCTGATGGATATAAACAAGTAGAGGGCTTTTATGATTCTCTAGCAGATGCACAACGGGAGATTACTAATTATGAGAAAAATCCCGAGCCTGATTATCTCAATTGTGTAGTTATCCACGAACAATCAATTTAACCAATAGGCGGGGAAACCCGCCATTAACGGGAGTTTATAACATGAGTAGAAAACATTTTGAAGTGATAGCGGGAACTCTTAAATTCAATAAGGCGGATAAGTCCCT